CCAAGCAGGCCAAGTCGCAGCAGGGCGACCCGCAGGTGCAGATGGCGCAGGCGGTGGCCCAGGCCGAGCAGGCCAAGGCGCAAACCGCGCAGACCAAGGCCGGCGCCGACATCCAGCTGAAGCAGCTCGAGCTGCAGGCGCAACAGCAGGCGCTGCAGACCCAGGCGCAGATGAAGCAGATGGAGATGCAGCTGAAGCAGCTGGACCTGCAAATGGCCCAGCAGCAGTCGCAGTGGAAGGCCGAAGAGCACCGGATGGCGATGGAGCTGCAGACGCTGAAAGTGCAGGGCGAGCAGCAGAAGCAGGGCGTGGAGATGATGAAGTCGGCGCACGAGGTGCAGCGCATGCAGGCCGCACCACTGGCGCCGACCGTGCAGTGAGCGTAAGGAGGCAACATGTTCAGTGAGACCGTGGCGGCGGCCAACCCGCCCACAGCAGAGGAGGTGAAGGCAACTTCACCGGAAGTGCAGACGACCGAGCCAAGCTCGGGGGCGGCAACGCAGGAAGATGACCGCGAGAGCGGGGAAAAGCAGCACGATGACCCGAAAGTACTGATCGGGGCGGTGACCCGCTTACGGGCGGAGCGCCGGCAGATGGAGGCGGAGGCCAAGCAGCGCGACGCGCAGCTGCAGCAGTTCATGCAGGTCCAGGCCCAGCGCGACCAGGAATGGCAGATCGCGCAGCAGCGCATGCAGCAGGTGCTGGCCGCGCAGTATGCCGAACCGGAGCCGGACAAGAACGTCGACCCGCTGGCCTATGTCGCGCGCAAGTCGGAGCAGGCCGCGGCCGAGGTGCAGGCCATGCGCCAGCAGCAGTACCAGCGCGACCAGGCGCAGTGGGCGGCGCAGCAGCAGTACGCACAGCAGGCAAACCAGCAGGCCGCGGTGCAGCAGTTCGTGCACCGGGTGACCGCCAGCGAGGCCCAGTTCCGGCAGGAGCACCCCGACTACCAGGAGGCGCTGACCTATGCCGTGAACCGGCGCACCAAGGAGCTCACCGCGGCTGGTTGGGATCCCGAGGATGCGCGCGGCATTGCCGGCAACGACTCGCGCAACCTGGCGCTGCAGTGGGTGCAACGCGGACAGGACCCGGCGCAGATGGCCTACGCGATGGCGCAGGCGATGGGCTATCAGCCGCTGGACGCGGAGGCGATGCACGAGCACGGCCAGCGCGCGACAAAGCCCTCCGGGGGCGGCGCGGCGCGCGGTAAGCTGACCGTGCGCCAGATCGCCAATATGACCCCGATGCAGCTGGCGCGCATCAGCGACGAGGACTTCAAGGCCGCCATGGGCGGCTGAACAATAGGCGCGGGTCCGAAGAGGTTTTGGACATCGCCTAGAAATAAAGTAGGAAGATCGGCCTGGGGTGCCGCAAACCCCGATCGTTTGCTCACCGACGCAAGGGTGAGAGATCGCTTCCATCCAGCGCGAGTGATGGGAACTTTTTCTCAACCACTTTGGAGCAAATGAAATGGCAGATACCAGCTATCTGGTCAACGACCCGTTGACCGTAAAGGCCTGGGCCAAGAAGTTATTCGTGGACGCGTTGAAAGAGACGAAAGCGGATAAATTCATGGGCACTACGAGCTCGAGCCTGATCCAGATCCGCGACGAGCTGTCCAAGGGCGCCGGCGATCGCATCACGCTCGGCCTGCGCATGCAGCTGACCCAGCCGGGCGTGCTCGGCGACGGGACGCTCGAGGGCAACGAGGAGGCGCTCACGACGTACAGCGACGCGATCCTGATCGACCAATTGCGGCACGCCACACGCTCGGCCGGGAAGATGTCCGAGCAGAGGGTCACCTTCAGCATCCGCAACGAAAACAAGATGGGCCTCCAGGACTGGTGGAGCGACCGCATTGACACTGCATTTTTTAACCAAGTGTGCGGTTACACCTTGCAGACCGACGTGCGCTTCACCGGGCTGCAGCCGGCGATCGCGCCCGATGTCAGTCGGCGGATCTGGGCCGGCACTTCGATCACTGACGACACTACGCTCGCGGTGGGCGACATCTTCACCCTGAAGCTGATCGACGTCGCGGTCGAGCGGGCGTCGACGCTGAACCCGACCATCCGCCCGCTGATGATCGGTGGTGAGAAAAAATGGGTCTGTTTCTTACACCCCTATCAAGTCTATGACCTGCGTACCAATACCAATGTCGGCCAGTGGTTAGATATTCAAAAAGCAGCTCTGATGGGCGGTAACGAGAGCAAAAACCCGATCTACACCGGCGCGCTGGGCGAGTACAACTCGTGCATTTTGCATATGGACAAGCGGGTGACTACCGGCATCACCAATGCCGGGGTGGATAAGCCGACGGTGCGTCGGGCTGCGTTCTGCGGCGCCCAGGCGGCGTGTTTTGCGTACGGTGGCGACGGTGGCCAGGAGATCCAATGGGTAGAGGAGCTCTTTGACTACAAAAACCGCTTGGGCGTGAGCGCCGGGATGATCTGGGGCCTCAAAAAGGTCATGTTCAACAACGTCGACTTCGGTGCTTTGACGATCTCGACCACTGCCGTCGCGCACTAAGGAGACTGATCATGCCGACAGGAGTAGTTGCAACGAATGCGCGGAATTTTCACCAGCAGATGGTGCATTACCTGCGCCGTGGAATTGACTACACGCTGAAGGGTGGCGTGGTCGATGTCGGGACCATCCCCGCCGGGTCGCTGATCGTTTATTCGGCCTCGGGGGTGTTCGTGACGCAGATCTTCAACGGCACCGCCAACGCGATCAACATTGGCGCCTCGACCGATCCGGGCCAAGATAACTTTGGCACGGCGCTGTCGGTGGCGGCGCTGGGCCAGGTGCCGCTGGACGAGGGCGTCAACATCAGCCCGGTGGTCGCGGTCGATACCAAGATCCAGGCCAACCTGGCTGGCATCACCGGAGCGCCGACGACGGGAACGGGGATCATCATGATCGCCTTCGTGCCCAACAACGACCTCTGATCCGGGTGACTGCCGGCGCTCTGTGGTTTAGGGCGCTGGCAGTGTTTTGGAGGCGCCATGAGCACCTTTGCTGCAATGGAAGCACGCATTATTTCGGAGCTTCACCGGGATGATATTGCCAGCGTGGTCGATGACTACATCAACGACGCGATCGCGCACTATCAGCGGTTCAGGTTCTGGTTCAACGAGAAAAAGTCGATGGCGGTGACCATCGCCGGCACCGATCTCTATAACTGGCCGACCGATCTGGTCAAGCTCGACCGGCTGATCATGCTGGTCAACAGCGCTGAGACCGAGCTCGAGTTGGTGGCGCCGGAGGACATCGATCAGCTGGGCATCAAGGCCAGCGACCGCGGCCAGCCGGCCTGGTTTGCGCACTACGGCAAGTCGTTCCGGCTCTACCCGTGCCCCAACCAGGCTTACCCGCTGGCGCAGTATTACCTGTTCACGGTGCCGGCCGAGACCACCGGCTCTGCAGTGGAAAACATGTGGACCAAGGAGGCCGAGGAGCTGATCCGCACCCGCGCGAAAAAGCTGCTGGTGGGGCAGTTCATGCCGACCTCGCAGGACACCATGGGCTGGGCGTCAATGCTCGACAAACAAGAGCGCGACCTCTTGCAGGACATGCAGCGGCAGACCCAGGAGAGCACCCGGAGCGGCCGGCTGCGGAGCTGGGATGCTTGACTGGCGGCCAGACCTCGACCCCCGTACACCGGGGATCCTGACCCTGGTCAGCGAGATGCTGCCGGAACCCAACGGCGGCTATTACACGGTGCATTCGGAGTGCACCTTCGGGCCGGACCCCAACGGCTATGTCTATGTGCCGATCGCCGGGGAGACTTTCCCCAATGCCTACTTTGGCAGTCGCTGGAACTCGATCCCCGGCGGCATCCTGCTGGTCGGCACCAACAAACGGATCAGTGTGCCCGACCTCAGTGGCGGCAACGGCTTTGTCAACGTCTCCCGCCCTGGGGACTACGCGCTGGGCACGTTGCCGTACCAGTACCCTGAAGATGCCTACGGCTTCTTCGACTTCTGCGCTTTCGGCGACATCATCGTCGCCTGCAATAGAGGGGTGACGGCGCAGAAACGCAGTGCGCTGGACCTCTCCGGGGGGACGCTGTTCTCGGATCTGGGCAACCCGGTGTGGACCGCCGCGCCGGGGGCCAGGGTGTGCTGCGTCGCCAATAATTTCGTGTTCCTGGGCGATGTGGGCAACTTCTCGACCGTCACCGGCGCTCGGGACATCCTGGCCTGGTCGGCCATCGGCGACCACACCGACTGGCGCATCAACCCCCAGGTCACCCAATGCTCGTTCGCGCAGTTTGTGGACACTCCCGGCGGGATCACTGCGGTGACCGAATTCCAGAACGGGATCGTGGTGTTCAAGGGCCACTCGATGTACCGGGGAAGATACGTCGGCGCGGGTCCGAATTCGCCCATCTGGGACTTCGAGCGCATTTCCGACAACATCGGCTGCATCGGGCCGCGCTCGTTCACCACCATCGACCAGGGCATCGTGTTCGTCGGCGATGAGGATATCTTCCTCTACGACGGCACCCGGCCGCGCTCGATCACCACCGGCATCAGAAGGTGGCTGGCGGCGAATTACATGTTCGTCGGCAACAACGCCGGACAGTACCCGTTGTTGCTGGGCCACTTCCGTACCGGCGACCTGGTCTATATGTGCGGGTTCACCAAAATGCTGGGCTGGAACTACCGGCTCGACAAGTGGGGTGCGCTGAGTACGACGATGACCGCCCAGGCCATCCCCTGCCGGACCAATACCATCCACTTTCGGACCAACCAGGTCATCGGGGTCACTAACGGCCAGGAGCAGATCCAGACCAACCCGGAGGCGGTTAATGTCGACATCGGCTATATCGTCAACGGGGCGACCAAGAACCGCAACAAGGAGCAGTGGGGCAATTCGTACATGATCACCGGCTATGTCGGGCAACCGGACAGGTTGTCGACGCTGTCGCGGGTGACCCCGATCATGCCGCTGGCCCCGCAGAACCCGGTGACGGTGCCGCCGACGCTGGAACTGACCTGGTACGGCAGTCCGTCTCCGGGCCAGGGGCGGCAGATCGGCACCGCCAACTACAACAGCAAGTACCGTTTCGATACCCTGGGCGG